CTGAAAACTGCTGCGTCTGTGGGCCTTGCGAATCCCCTTAGTTTAGCATGGGAGTTACTCCCATTCTCGTTTGTCGTAGACTGGGCGTGGCCCCTTGGTAGTTACTTTGATACCATGGATGCCATGCTCGGTTGGGACATTCGAGGCTTCAGTCAGTCGAACTTTACAAGAGCGACTTATGAAGCGAAGGGGGCTCCGTTCACGAGTAGTAACGGCTGGAAATGCCAGAACAACTGGAAATCTCGCCGTCGCTATGTTTCTCTGAACAGGAGTACAGGTAGCACGGTACCCTTTCCGGTGATCCCTCACCTGAAAGACCCGTGTAGCAACGTCCACATCCTGAACGCTCTCAGCTTGCTGGCTGGGATCTTTACAGGCCGTCGTACCGTCAAGTAATTTTGCTTGACGGCCACCCCGTTGTACAAACCGAGGTAAAGGCAATATGCCTGCAATCAGTACCCTGACCGTCAATGACGGTGCAGCAACTCCGGTGTCTCACACCTTCGCGTTCGCCGGTCAATCCGGTAACCGTTTCACCTTCGGCGACAAGTCTTCGGGTATCCCGATTGGGTACACGAAGATCACGCATGAAGTGCGTGATGCCAAGTCGGCAACGGGTGCGAACAGTGTCATCATCGGGCTTGAACTCCCGACGTTGTCGAGCGTGTCCGGTGTCAACACTCGAGTCCGTGTCAGCAGTGCTCAGGTTCGCCTGAACTTTGCCCAGGACTCGACGGACCAGGAGCGAAAGGATGCGGTGGCTTATGTCATCAATTACCTTTCGAACGCGACGATCCGCCCGGCCCTCTACAACACCGAGCCGTTCTACGGTTAATCCGTAGACGACTTTATGAGTAGAAGGCCTGACGAACTCGCCGTGCGAGCTCTTGGTGTCCCTTTGGGACTCTTTGCTATGAGGACTTTCCTATGGCTCATTACCGTCGCCGCAGCCTTGGGGCTGCTCTCGTTGTATGTGCTCCACCCCTCGCTCGAATTCACGAGCGCCTCTTCGATGCACTCGGACTCCAGGAAACCGGAGTCTGTGGTGCACCAGGCGGACGGGGTAACGTGTTCCTTTCCCAGCAACAGCCAAGTAGTGACGGAGTAAACGAGAATGAACAAGTGTCTTATAGACCGGATCATAACGGACCTGTCACGGCTTTCGGAGGACGAACGGCTTGCTCTCTCGAGAGAGATAGCGAACCGCTGGTTCCTTCCGACGACCATGGCAGGACTCGTAGACTGGCTGAGACACTTCAGTTCGGACTCGAGTACTTCAGCACTGAATGGCTCTCCAAACTCGACACAGGTGCCAGAGATGGCTCTCGATCGCGCGCGGAGGCTACTTGGGAGAAGTTCACGTTAGCGGAGCGTTCCTGTTTTGAGGTGAACCAGCATCTGAAGAGGAGTTGGAGAAACTCTCCATACGGTCGAGAAATTCATCTCGCTCGTAAAATAGCCTCTAAGATACTGGGTCCTTTCGACTGGAACGATGCAGCGAGATGTTTTGGGTGGGGCCCAGGCGCCACTACAAGGCTGACCCGACGATTGTCGGATGCTGCGCACAAATATAGTGGTACGCCACACGCAACGATAGGAAACGCGATCCTCGCCAATGCCGTATTGGATTGGAATCCTCTGTGGAAGCGGGAATTACCGCTCCTAACAGAGGATGAGGGCGTCGGGCACGTGAAAATCGTGCCCGGCAATCGCGTCGTCACTGTCCCGAAGAACTACAAGACGGACCGCACTATAGCCATCGAGCCCGATATGAACATTTACGTTCAGAAAGGGATCGGTGGCCTAATGCGGGGGCGGCTGAAGGAAATCGGGTGCAATCTCGATGACCAGAGCCGTAATCAGAGGATGGCCCGAATAGGGTCAGTCTCTGATTCACTTGCAACGATCGACTTAAGCATGGCTAGCGATACAATTAGCCGTGCCGTGGTCGAAACGTTGATCCGTTCCGACTGGCTGGAGGCACTTGGGCAGTGCCGC